CGAACGCATTTTTGGCTATTGCAGCTGCAATTGGTTTGGTCGCCGCCGCGATCGTGGCCACCAACATTGCCATGGCATTAAACCCGTTCAGCCTTATCGCTGCAGGCGTAGCGCTATTGGTTGCCGCGCTTGTTGTCGCGTACAACAAGTTTGACTGGTTTAAGACAGGTGTTGACGCAATCATTAACGGCATCCTTGGCGCATTCGAGTCGGTCGTTAACGGCGCAATCATGATGGTCAATGGCATTATCCGCGCCTACAATGCCATTCCATTGGTGCCAGATATCAGCACAATCAGTCACATCAATTTGCCGTCTGTTGGCGGGCCAGCAACACAAACCGCTGGACGATCAAACATTCCGCGCATGGCAGACGGTGGCATTGTCAACTCCCCTACTCTTGCGCTGATTGGCGAGTCAGGCCCAGAAGCCGTGGTGCCATTGGACAAGATGAATACTGGCGGGGGAGTGACCATTAACGTGACTGGTGGACTCTCGACTAGCGCTGAAATTGGTCAAGCCGTGGTCAACGCATTGCGCGCCTACTCACGGAGTGCAGGGCCGTTGGCCCTGAACATCGCCTGATGCCTGGCACAGCTGTAGTTGACTCAGGTAACTATGACCTGCAGATTGCCACAGGCTTTCAGGTTGACGCATTCACACTTGACGACCCGCTTAGAGGATTGTTAGACGACCCAGAATATGTGTTGGACGGTACAACCGAGTTCGCCAGCGTTATGGATTCAACCACGACCATTACAGCAAAGCGCGGCCGACGCGACATTGGCGACACATTTAGCGCCGGCACAATGACATTCACCATTCAAGACGTGGACGGCATTTTTAACCCATTTGACGAAAACAGCCCGTATTACGACACCGCCCAATCCAAGCCTGGTCTTGCACCAATGCGCGAAGTCAAATTGATTCGATACAGCTCTACCAATGTTGAAGAATTGCTATTTTCAGGATATGTCGTGAACTATGACTACAACTTTGCGCTTGGCGGTCTTGACACCGTGACGGTCTATTGCGCTGACCAATTTTACCTGCTTTCGCAAACCTACCTAAACGAACTAAACGTCACCGCCGAAACATCAGGCGAACGAATTGAAACCGTGCTTGACTTGCCAGAAGTTGACTTCCCAGCCCTAGCCCGCAACATTTCAACTGGCACCGTAAACCTGGGCCATGCCGCGGCATACACCGTGCCGGCAGGAACGAACGTGTTGCAATACATTTCCCAGATTAACGACACCGCCGAGTTTGGGCGTCTATTTATGTCGCGTGATGGTGTGCTCACATTCCAAGACCGCATCGGCAACACCATTTCAGCATCCGTAGCCGACTTCCATGATGACGGCACCAACTACAAATACAACGGCGTAGGCATCTCATTTGAGGCGGACGCTGTAGTCAACCGCGTGGTAGTGACAGGCTTAGACGGCACGACAGCAACCGCTACTGACGCCGCATCAATTGCCCAGTACTTTATTCAGACCAACAGCATCACCAACAGCCTGCTCCACGAAGCAGCGTCAATTACAACCGCGGCGTCCTACTTATTAAACCCGCAACCAGAAGCCCGATACACGTCAGTAGAAACCGCATTCCTGATGTTGACCACGCCACAGAAGGACACGCTCGCAACCCTAGAAATAGGCGACACCATCACCATAGAAAAGACATTCCCTAGCGGTGCCGGCACAAGCCAACTAGCTCAGGAGTTGTCGGTTGAAGGCATCGAGCATTATCTGGACTTTTCTACAGGCCACAGGGTGCTGTACTCAACCGCGCCAACCACGATTGTCTATGAGCTGATCTTGGATAACGCCACGTATGGCACACTCGACGCAGAGAATGTTTTAGGATAGGGAACATGGCAATTCAAGATTTCACCGCAGGGCAAATACTTACCGCAGCCGAAATGGACGCATTGCAGGCCAATGACTACAACTGGACTGTCAGTAACAAAACCGCGTCATACACCCTTGTTGCAGCTGATAAGGGAACGCGCGTTGTTATGTCGAACGCAAGCGCTACCACGATCACGGTAAACACAGGATTGTTCAGCGCGGGTGACACTCTTTTCATTCAAAACATCGGCGCTGGCACATGCACGATTACAGCAGGAACAGCAACCGTTACAACGGCTGGTTCATTAGCGTTGGCACAATGGGGGGGTGGCACGCTCTATTTCACAAGTGCTAGTGCTGCTATTTTTTTTAGCGGTGGCGGTGCCACATACGGCGCTGCAACAGGTGGAACAGGTGTCACTAACGTCACAATTTCTAGCGTAAATTACGCATACACAAGTTTTACAAGTACGGGAACATTAACTGTAACTAAAAGCGGGTTGTTTGACATTTTGCTCGTTGGTGGGGGCGGGGGCGGTGGCCCAGGCCGCAATGCTGCAACAATTCGGTCAGGCTCTGGCGGCGGTGCGTCAGGAAAAGTTTTAACAACTGTTTATTTGTCGGCAAACCAAACCGTAACTATTGGTAGCGGTGGTGCAGGTGGCCCAGACCAAGGTCAAGGCACAATCGGAAATTGTAGTTACGTTGGTTCGGTTGCGGTATCGCTTATGGGCGGTGCAGGTTCAGGGGATACCACAAACCCTATTCCGGGCGGTTGCGGGGGTGGCGGTGCAGCGGCAATAGCGAGCACCGATTTTGGTTTTGCAGGTGGCACTAGAACCGTTGCTAACTCTGGTGGCCCGGGTGGCGGTGGCTCGGCTGCGGTTGGCGCAAACAATAATACGACTATCGGGGGAAATGGTGGCCTTGGCTACGATATTTCCCTTTTTATTGGCGGTAGTTCGACAACTATTTCAGGCGGCGGCGGAGGGGGCGGCCAAACCACGGCTGGGACTGGGCAATCTGGCGGAGGAAATGGCTCGACCGCAGGCAATGCAAGCAACGCCACAATAAATACTGGTTCAGGGGGCGGAGGCGCAACGTCTAACGGCACGACGGGCACGGGCGGAAACGGCGGATCAGGCATCGTTTACATTAGGTGGAAGGTCTAAACATGGCAAACTTTGCAGAAGTAGAAAACAATCAAGTGCAGCGCGTCATCGTAGTTGCTAACAGCGATTGCGACGATTTGCCATTTCCAGAATCGGAGCCAGTCGGCCAAGCGTTTATCGAATCATTAGGCATCCCAGGAACATGGTTGCAAACCTCATACAACAACAACTTCCGAGGTGTGTTCGCTGGCATTGATTACACCTTTGACCCATCGCTTGGCGAGTACGGCGAGTTTGTTGCACCAAAACCTGACCCCGTAATTGTTCCGCCAACAGTTAAAAAATGAAATGGATACTCAGGTCGTGGTGGCTCTTGTCGGTGGTGGCTTCGCTGTACTGGTGGCGCTCATTAGCAAGATCGGCTACGAAAACAAAAAAGACCACGGACAAGTTCACCAGACACTTGGCCGAATAGAAGAAAAGATTGACAACCATGTTGAAAATCACAACTAAAGACAAAGCCATGTTCGCCAGTTACATGCGTTCGGTCGTAGGCGCGTTGATCGCCGTTTACTCGACTGGCACCACAGACCCACGTGACTACGGCAAAGGTGCAATTGCTGCAATCATCCCACCATTGCTTCGCTGGGTAAACCCTAAAGATGCAGGTTTTGGGCGTGGCGATAGCCAAAGCTAAAGCCGGCGTGCCGAACGCACGCGACTACATCGGCAACGCTGACGGTGCATCACCAGCACCACGTGCCGGCACGAACGAATGGATAAAGCAAGCGATCGCTGCATCGAATGGCGCGCTTTGGAATAACGGGTCTTGGGGTCAACGTGATATGCGCGGCAAGCCAGGCTCATTGTCAGTTCACGCAACTGGCAGAGCTGTTGATCTGTCGTATCGCAAAAGCGAAAAGAACCCAAAAGCAGGCCGTAAAGAAGCGCTGGTCTTTATTGACAAACTGGTTGCTAATGCCAACGATCTTGGCTTGCAATGTATTTTGGATTATTTCCCAGAACCGCAGGGTCGAGCGTGGCGTTGCGATCGGTACGCATGGCTTAAATATGACAAGTCAACTATCCACGGCGCGCCAGGTGGCGACTGGTTCCACATTGAGATAACCCCACAGGCCGCCGACTCGGTAATCTTTGTAAAAGCCGCGTTCTTAAAGGTGTTTGGGGAAATCCCACCAAAGGCTTGACCTATCCCCTAAGGTCGAATTACCGACAAAAGGACAGGCAATGACTGACCCACAGATCTTTGATTACAGCGTCTATACAGGAGTGATGGACAACGGCCACGAAATCTTGGTTCAGATCTTTACTAACC